CTATGGCAGGGCATTCGGAATTGATCTCTGATTTCTTGGTGGCTTTTTTTTCTTGTTCTGTTAATGGTGATCCACCTGCTATCTCCACACATCTCAAAGCCCTGTCTGAGGCCTTGTTCACGATCCTTTCCATGGCATCGGGTCTCTCCATGGCAGTCTTGCCCAGATCACGTGTGCCCTTGTTGAATCTCTTATCCAGGTCGTCTATGTCCTTTTTGAGATTGCCCACCAGTTTGTTGACTTCTTGGTTGGCCTTCATGATGGCTTCAAAATCCTTCTTTTGCTGCTCTATGTACTTGGCCTGTGCCTCCAGGGCCTGTTCCATCTTGACCTGATTGCCCTTGAGCGTGGCATTATCTGCTTTCAATTTGAACACATATGTCAAACCACCCGACAGTACTATCACCATCACCATGGTCATTATCAATTTTACTCCTCCAAACATGCCAAACATTATTCAGGTACTCCTAAACCAGTGCTGAAAATTGGCTTGCCATTCACAAACACTGCAGTCAAACTTTGACCACGATTGTTGCCGTCTTTTTTGAAACTCACGTGTACCCAACCTGCAGCAGGGTCATCTTTTTTAGCAGCTTCTAATATTAATTGATCATATGCAAGATTGCTTTCAATCCATTTGGCCAAATCATAGTTGGCCAATCCTGGCACTTCTATGTCCACAGCCTCGCCATTGCAGTGTTGACTGGTGGCAGAACCACCCACTGCTTTGTTCAGTTCTGGTCCTCTGTAGCCTGAATTAATAGTGGTCACGCCAAAATGATCTCTCACAGGCTGCACAATGTTTTCAAACAGTGCCACAGCGTTGCTTAAATGTTCTTCGTTGGGAGTGTTATCAATGCCCATTCTCTCAGCAGTTTGACTTTTGGTAAATTCTGTGAGAGTAAAATTTTTACTCAATTGCATCTATCTTCTCCAATATCACACATCTGTTTCCATTTTCAAATACGTATTTGTTGCCGTATATACTTATGTTGTAGTCACCGATGTATTTGGTCAGATAGATTATTTCAGGAAAGCAATTATAGTCGTAGTTTTCTTTGATTTCTTGCAGTTTGTTTATGGTAACGCCGTGATCCACAAAGCGAAACACAAGAGGTTCAGCATACTTCTTAACAAATTTAATGTGGTCACCTTCCATTACTATTTCATCCAAATAACTGTTGCTGAAGAAATTCTTAAAATTCTCAAGAGCTGTTTCTTGTTTTTTAATGCCGTATTCGTTGCTGTCTTTGGGCACTATTTGTTCGAGAGTGGTCTGATCTGCTGGTTGACTTCTAAAGTTTTTATAATATCTGAATTTAAAATTTTCTAAACCTGTGAGTTTTTTTACTCCATCCAATATTTCTGTGATTTGGGCAGCAATATTTTTGTTTCTATCTATCTCCACAAACACTTTATAAAATCCATCCGACTGTTCACCACTGGTTTTGTCAGCATCCAACACATATGCATAACCTTTTTCTATGAAATTCACTAAATCTTCTGCAGCCTGCATTGGTTTCACTTTGAAACTGAGCACCACTATTTTGTCATCAGCACCCATTTTGGATTGATATGAATCTATTTCGAAGATTTCATCCACGCAGTGTTTTAGATCATTGGTTCTCAGTGACATAAGTTTAAGTGACTGGTGTTGTAGGTTCAGCAGGAGCTAATTGTGTTGTCTGCACATCTGTGACTGATGTATTTTTCACTGGTTCTTGATTGAATTGCAATTGATTTTTGTAGCCATCATAAATGTTTTTCATCAGATTGATAGGCATGGTGATCTCCACTATCCAAATAGGCAGTGTATCCAGCTTTCCTTTTTTGGTGCCAGGTCTCACATCGTCTGGTTCTGTGATTTTTCTCGGAGTAATCAATTGATTTTTTTGATAGGTTACGTGGCAGTCATAATCCAATAATCTTTTGCCGCCCATAGGGTCTGGCATTTGCATTCTGGGCCACATGAATTTGCAGCTCACATAGTGCTTGGTCATAGTGGGTCCTTCAATCAATTCTCCCAAATCCCAATGTTTGTACACATACAGATCCAATTCATCCAGCACTCTTTCAAAATCCTTGATGATGGAGAAAGCATTATCATTGCTGTATATGGATTCGATATTTTTTAATATGTCTGCTGTGTCGTACATTTCACGTTCCTACAGCGTTATTTAGCCATACCACTTGTGATAACTGAGCAGTTTTAATGCCAGTTAATCACAGTTAAATACATTGCCAACCATTAACCAAGGAGAGTCAATGGGATCAAAAAAGGCCAACAAGCATAATTACCCGCCCAACGTACTTAAAATCAATCAATACTCTGCACAAAAATCAAATGATATACACATAATTCCTCGCAATCGCAATCAGGAATCATATCTACTGCAGTTGCTGAATAAAAAATTAGACATTGTGTTCGGTGTTGGACCAGCTGGCACAGGCAAGACACTGCTGGCAGTGCAAGTGGCAATACAAGCATTCAAACAGAGTGAAGTGGATCGCATTGTGATCACGCGACCTGCTGTGAGTGTGGATGAAGAGTTAGGTTTTTTACCAGGCACAATGGAAGAAAAAATGGCTCCGTGGACTAGACCTATATTTGACGTGCTGAAAGAATATTTTAGAATGAATGATCTAAGACACATGCTGGCGGATCAGATCATAGAAATAGCTCCTTTGGCTTTTATGAGAGGAAGAAATTTCAACCACAGTTTCATTGTGGCTGACGAATGTCAAAATACCACTCACAGTCAAATGAAAATGCTGTTGACCAGACTGGGCAATGGTTCCAAAATGGCTGTGACAGGTGATCTAAATCAGACAGACAGAATCAACAACAATGGATTGTTGGATTTCATACAGAAATTGAACAAACACAAAAGTAACCGAATTGCAGCAACATTTTTTGGTAAAGAAGACATAGAAAGACATCCTGCAGTGAAGGAAGTTCTAGATGTGTATGGTGACTGATAATACACGTTAAATAATTTATATGTTGTTCTTTATTGGTTTCACACTGATGGTGTTGAATGAAGGTTTTGTGATACTGCGTCATGCAGTGCCTTATCTAGCAGAGTTGAGATTAAAATTAATACAAAGATACGGCAGCAAATGGCAGATCACTCACAGCATACTAGATATTCTATGGGTGGTGTTGATTGCACTGGCATTTATTTTAGATTTGCACAAATGGAAAACATATCTCACTTGGATATTGGGCTTTTGGATTTTCGTGGGAGTGTTTTATCTCACAGTGTTCTGGGATAAAATTTTTAAAAAATAATTTATTTGTAATTTTTTTTTGAATGGAATTCAGTCTTATAACCTTTGCTGGCATAATCAGTCAACTTGCTTTGTTTAAATTTTTCCGCTGACATACTGCTTTGCCAATCATCTCTTTTGAAAGGTATTACCTGCACTAGTGGTGCTCCGGATTCTATTTTTACAACATCATCTGTCAGTAGATATCCTGGTATTTCCACATTTAAATCATGAATATCAGTGTCTACAATTGCAGGCAACAACTGATATCTGTGTTCAAAATGATAGAATGGTTGTTGAAACAAACAACTGTATCCTGGAGGTGTTTTAATCATCCAAGGTTGAGCAATTTTAAAATAATTTTTTTTGCGAGTGTTAATCTGCACTGGCATTTGCTCGTGATGATGTGAACTTATGTGAGCCTTATGCGGACACACAGCTTCTATGTGCTCATACATATCTTTATTCAGTGTTGAAAGAGCAATTTCATATGTGTTGAATATGATATATCCGCTCAGCATCAAGTCTTGTGCTGGAATACAGTTTTTGATAGTGGGTGCGTCAATTCCCAATGTGTGATCTTTTTTCCAGCTGGGAAGATCCTTGTACCAATTGGGTAAAAATTTATTAGCAGGCTTAGGTGGGTATAATTGCAGCACTGCAGGATCTTCACACAGAAATTTTATCTGCATGTTAATTCCTTCTAATAATATGATATCCGTACACTGTGGGACTTACCCCACTGATTTCACCAGGTTGCAACTGATCCAGATAGGCGATGAAATCTTGTTCCATTGTGGTCACTTTAAAACTGCCTAAATTGCCTTGATTGACTTTGCTAGGACAATCGCTGTGTGTTTGTGCTGCTTGTTCAAAGCTGATAATATTTTGTCGTATTTTTTCTCGCAGTTCGCAAGCCAAAAACAATGCCTCCTCCTGTGTGCGTGATTGTGTGCTGCGCACAGCATCTGCATAACTGATCAATATATGACTGGCTGCGTACATTAAATGTGCTGTAGTTTAATCATAGTGGCTGTGAGATTAATTTCAGGATCTGATATCAAAGTGTGATCGACCAAACCCTGTTTGATTATCAGTATGGCCTTTTCTTGTTTTGCTTCATCACCAAACAGTGTAATGTTGTCATACATCCATTTAAATATGTCCTCCACCTCATCAGGTCTTACTTGACTGCACACTAATTTTCTTGCTTCTGTGATTTTGCCTTGTTTAAACAATTCTACCATCTGTATTTTGTAATCACTGGTACCCATGTCCGCTTTTTGTGGGGCATTTAATTGACCATCCTGCGAATTCATCTGCACCATATTGATGCACTTTCTAAGATCAGGATATGTGGCTTTCACATATGTGTCCAATGTGTCTAGATCCATCTGTATGTTTTCTTTCATCAATATTTCAGCTACTCTTGCTGTAAATTCTGTTTGATCCACACGCTCTATATGAAAGCCTTGACATCTACTGTGCAGTGCTGGAATCACTCTATTGGGATAGTTGCAAGTCAATATGAATCTGGATGTGGTATGGTATTCTTCCATCACTCCTCGCAGTGCTGCTTGTGCATTGGGAGATAGAAAGTCAGCTTCATCCAACAACACCACTTTGAAATCTCCAAATGGAATCATCTGCACAAAATTAATGATCTTAGCTCTCACATCATCCACAGAATTTGTTCTGCTGGCGTTGATTTCCAACACGTCCAAATCATTCACTTGCAATTCATTCAATAATATTTTGGCCAACGTGGTCTTGCCTATGCCTGCATTACCGCTGAATAACAGATGTGGTATGCTTCTTTCTTTGACCCATTTTTCAATCTGTCTGCGTTGATGTTCATCTCTAAACACATACTGATCCAGTGTGCGGGGTCTATACTTTTCTGTCCATAATTCTTGCATATGCAATCGCTAGTCTCTGTGGAGATATTCTTGTCCTATGGCACTCAATATGAGTGGCACATACAACAAAGCCCATGTCCAATGATTGAGATATCCTGTGATGTGACACAGCATCAGCGCTATTCCTACCAATCCTGTGTTATTAACTCCTTTAATTCTGTTTTCAGGAAATTTCATGCTGTCAGTATATGACAAAGCACGCCGAAAGTCAAGACTTATTCACCATGGCCAACTTGTTGTAGTACCAATCTTTTGGCTTCTCTTTGCCCATCATCAATATGAATTCCGGATCCACCATTCTAATGGCCAATATTTGATCACCTTTTTTGATGTTGACTGCTCTGGTCCATCTAGCGTGTTCGATGTAGATCCAATCTCCCACTTGATAATCCTCTTTGTTGCGAGGTCCTTTGGCATACACTTTGGCCCATCTAGGTTTGATACCGTGATTCTGCATGTTATCATCTAAAAGCAAGATGCCACCTTTTGTCTGCACTTCACCAAAGTTCATGTCAGACACCAATACTCTATCACCCACAGGTATAATATCTGTTTCAAGGGTCTTGTAGAGTATCATGTTACTTTTTCTTTACGAAATTGCCTTGCGCATCTTCCACCCACTCATCTTCTTTCTTGGCCTGCTTGCCTCGTGTGGTTGGAACATTTTTAGGATGATCTCTGTAGTAATCAGCCAATACTTCTTCTCTCTTGCGGATAATAACTCCACCTGGACCTAATTCATCACCTCGTGCATTTACTTTGGCATTACCCACAGCCTGTGTGAGTTCATTGCGCTGTCGCAGCAAATCTATATCTATTTGTTTGCCCTGCATGGTGGTGTATGTTTTAGTGCCACTTTGTTTGATAGCCATAATTATTGTCTCCTATTATGCGAGTATTTATCTTAGGAACTCTCGCCAATCCAGCTGATATTGAATGGAATCTATTCTGTGTACCCCCAAAAGATACAGCACATAGCTGGCCACAGAACTGCCCCTGCCCACTCCCCAAGTGATTTGATGTTTTCTCAGTGTTTCCACCAGATAATGTAGAAACTTCAACACATCTATCATGTTGTGTTGGCGAAATGCTGCCAGTTCTTCATCCACTCTCTGCTGTGCTGTTGCATTTTTTGGAGTGATTTGTTTCACATAAGTTTCAATATCAAATATTTTTGCCCTGTCTGGCATAAACCAAGTTTGTTGCAGCAATGAATCAAATTCTTTTTGATTGACATCTAAAGGTGTGTAGGTTTTTAATTCTACATCGGCAGACAAATCTTCAGCCGATTTATTGAATTGATCTATCACCTGATGTTTTTCAAAGAGCAAGTGTGGCAGCAGTGATGATTGACCTCTGTAGATGAGGTTCACAGCATCGTCATAATCGAATATAGGAATACCCAAAGAATCTGTGCGCATTTACACACTATTTTAATCAATATTGATCAAATTGTCAAGATCTTTTCCGGTCTCTTTTGCCATTTTAATTTGTTCTTGGGCTAATTTGGATTTGAGTTCCTCATTGTACATATCTATGAACAGGGCAACTTGTTGTTTTAGTTCAGGATTGACAGTTTGGAAATATTTTTTTCTTAGTTCAATCAACTTGGATTCCAATTGCGATATACTGTATCCGCTAAGATCTTCGCCCAGTGGATGCAACATAAAAAAATTATGTGGTAAATCTGCCTGCGTATCTAGCAAATACTGTGGCACCTTGATTGTAGCTCCAGAATTCCACATACAGTGGATCTTCGTCTGCAGGCAACACAAATGGTGTGGGAAATGCTGTGTCTTTCAAAATCAAACCAGCATTCTCTGTGCTCCAAGTCACTGTGCGTGCTACTCCATCGCTGCGAACTTCCACAATGATTGAACTCATCACATTTGCCACTGTGGGCCAATCTGTTAATGTGAGTGTGATGTTGTTGCCCACAACAAATGTTTGGAAATTTCCATTCTCTATGTTGATATCTTGTGGTGTAGCTATGGATCCTCCTGAATAAATCACAGTGCTGTTGTATTTGAATTTTGCTTCAGTGATAATGTTGTTGCCGAAGTTGTTGGTGGCGTTCAGTTTGGCAGTGTTGGTTTGTAATGTTTCTATTTCAGTTTTAGCAGTGGAAAGATTGGTTTTGATTGAATTGAAATTGTCTCTGAATCCTTGACTGTTGTTGTCCTGCCCTGCTACAGGATATGTTTCGTCAATGTTTGATACGTTGATATTGCTTGGCATATGTATAGTTATTTAGTCTTGTGTGTTGTCCTAAATGTTATATTGATAATTGGAAAACAGCACATATTGTTCTGTGCCACTTTCGGTGGTGCTGTCTATCACATATCTATCTATTTCAAAATCAATATTTTTGAAATCAAAATCGCTGTTCTTCAACGCCGCCAGTATGGCTGCGCTGGTTCCGGGCTGACAGTAACAAATGGGCACAGCTTTCACATAACCCAAAGGCTGTGTTGAACTTGTTTGCGGAGTACGCATCCACAGCGGCAAAAATTCATTTTCCGTTTCACCAACTGCTGCTAAATTTTTTCGCATGTTGCTGGTGCTGCTGATGTATCTTTTATTGCTGCTGTTATTGCTCACGCTGATTGCATTACTGTCCACTTTGATCACTGCTTGATTTGGACGCAGTGCAAAAGGATCTGCAGGATTACCTGCTTGAGTGGAATCATAATTGCTGTTGTCTTTTTGTTCTAAATTTGCCTGATTAATTTTGACTGTTTGAGTATTCTGTATGGTGAATTCACTCACAATTTGATCTTTGGCATCATCCATGGGATCTATCATATCCACATACAAAACTTCATACACAATGTCATTGGATCCTGGAGTTTTGGCCACTGCAGTTTTGAGTTCTCCAAAAAAGTATCTTTTTCTACGATGATTCTTGGTGGTGGCTGCCACATAATGATTGATAGTCTTGGTCTCTATGCCTGCATATATCAACATGCTCAATTGTTTCTGTATGCCGAACTGTAAGTCGTTGGGTCTATAGATACTGGAAGGAGTGAATATTTCTGGATTGCCTACCAGTCCCAAATACAACACACGCTGTGTTTGTTTCAGCAAGGGTCTCACAAAAAGATTACTGTACAACAAGTCACTGGTGGCTGTGACAGACAATCTAAATGTTTTTGTTGTGGCACTGTATCCAAATTGATCTCTTGCCTCCACAGTAAATTCAAACAATCTGTCTATGCTGGTGTCATTGTTATCCAACGTGAAATTTCTACTGTCAAACACAGTCAATCCTAATAAATTTCCCTGCACAAACTGTCTTACTTTGCCAATAATTTCTCCATCCAAAGCCAACACCAAACCATTAGGCAATGATCCTGCAGTGACCACATATCTCAGTTTGGCATTAGGCACAGTGGTCACAGCCTGCACAGCCAGCGTGCTGATAAAATTAGCATTGATCACTCCTAGATTTTCTTCTGTGTTGAATGTGATCACACTGTCTACTTCGCCCAGTATTTTTACTTCAAATGTTTTGTCTTTGATTGCTAGAGTTTCGTTGCTGGGTCCAAATCTTGTGGCTCTAATTGTAAATTTGTATGATTTGGTCACTGCTGGTTGATAGGGCACTCTGCCAGCCACTTCACCAGAAGTGCTGTCTAGAGCAGTGCCTGGTGGCAGGATGCTTGGGCTGCTGTCATCATTGGTGGGTCTCTGTGTGTAGGCCACAAAACCAGTCAATTTGTTGGGATCATACAATTCCAGATATAATGTCAAATAGTTGTTGGCTCTTCTATATCCTAGATCTCTTGGAGTCAACCATTGTGGTGTGCGAATGTATGTGCCGTCTGACGTGAAAACTCCACTGCCTACCTGCAGTATGGTGTTGTCTGCACGTAAAAAATCATCACCCACCACAAATATTCTAAATGTTCTCTTGGTGATTGTGTCACCGTCACTCACGCTCACTGTGAATTCATAATATCTGTTTAATTTTCTAGGGCTGCGTGTGGGAATAGAAAAGTCATAGAAATCCACATCATAGTAAAAACTGGAAAATCCATTGGCACTGCGCAAACCAAAATCATAGGGAAAATCACCATAACTGCTGGTGTCATAGGCTCCTGTGGAGGCAGTGGCATCCAGTGCTAATATGGGATCAATCACACCTGTGAGCTTGCCTGTTTTGGTCAATCTGATGCCGGGTGGCAGAGTGCCATCTCCTCTAGCAATATAATATTCTAATTCATCACCTGCTGATAGATCTGTGTCTGTGGCTTCCAATTGATAATCCACAAAAGAACTGTCCAAAATAAAAAGATTATTGTTCACTCCCAGTGGCAAATCACCTGCTGGTGTGAGCCACACTGGTGCATCAGGACCTGACACTGTGATTGTGTAGGTTCTGTCCTGTATCAGCCCCGACAATGAAGCTCGCAACACAAATCTGCTTTGAGTAGTTCTAGGCACCTCCAGTGTGGTGCCCACTATGGCATAATTCTGCAGTCTAAGTCCGTTGGGCAGTGCACCTGCTATGAGGCTCACTGTGGCAGTGTTGTCCACTGGCAAATTGATAGATGTGATGGTTCTTTCTGGCAGAGTGCCAAGAGAATATCCAGTAGGTTGACTCCACAGATTGCTCATATGCAGTATTTATCAGTGGTTTAGATAGCGCCCTGATCAAGATTGTCGTTGTTGGCTGCTAGGAAGGTGCCCATATCTATGGGGTTTTGATAGAAGAAATAATCCAATAGATTTTGTATGGTTTCATTGCCTGCTGCGTCCAATGTGATTTCTCCCATGTCAAAGCCAATCAATGAATTTCTGTCACGCACATCTATGCCATAGATCAAAGACTGCACATTCTGACCCTGCAGCACATCCACTCCCACAATGTCATTGCCATCTGCTGTGAGTGTGGCGCTGAGTGTGGGTGTGCTTTCATTGCTCAACAGTGATTCTATCTGCACAGTGGTACCGTTGGACAGCACTGTGGTCTCTGTGCCACCTGTGCCAAACAATTCCAACACGCCTGTGCTGCCAATAGTGATGTTAGGTCCTGCGTCTCCAAACACTAGTATGCTGACCACTCCACTGCTGTTGATTGTGATTTTGTCATTGCTGCTGCTGAACGACACATTTGTGCCTGCTTCCAACACTTTAAATTGTAATTCATTCACATTTTTGGTGAAAAATAAACCTTTGCGTGAAGCACTGTCAGCCAAACGATTGATCACTGTGGTGGCTTCTGGTGTTTGTGCTGCCAGTTCAGTAAAATTACTGTTGACTTTGATAAACGCTTCGCGTAGATCATCACCAGTGCCATCATTGGCAATAATACCTACATTAATGTTTTGAATAGCCATATATAAACTTTTTTATTTACACATATTTATCAGTAGTATAAATTAAAAACTTGTTAGAGCAATACGTTTCCAAATTGCTCCGGCTCCGTCATAATTCTTAAAACACACATAAAGATAAGATGCGTCTACAGCCAGCATGCCTTTGACGTCACCTGTTTTTCCAGCACTGGAGGCTGGCACATCCTGCACGTACAATTCTGTAAAGTTTGCATTGATCTTAGTGAATGCTGTGCGTAATGGATCACCATCACCTTTGTTTGCACTGCTGCCTATGTTCACTGTTAATTTTGCCATTTATCTGCCTATCGCTATTTCAATTATGCCCACTTGGTCTGAATCATAATGCTCCAAACTCTTACCTATCACAGTGCCCAACTGAGCTGTGCCTTTGATGGCTTGAGCCACTCCAGGTGTGTGGCTGGTGGTCAGCATGTCACCTTTGTTGATTTTGCCTACAACTTTGCAAGGCACTCGACCCTGCAGAGCCACTGCCACCACTGCACAAGGTGCAGTCATTTGCAATTCTTCATTCATCAAAAATGCTGGCTTGGTGCTGACCACTCCGGCCAATTTGTGATTGGCTTCACCCGTACTGATGGTCACTTCTCTATCACCACCAAACATCACCACTGTGCCTGCGTCATACTGCACATCTGCAGTGTAATTTTCTGCCAAGTCAGCGTAGAGTGCATTGGTTGCTGTGCCGTGGAAGGTGGTGG